GATGTTCCCCCTGTCATGTTTACCCCCAGGGACTTCAAATGTTATACTCTTTGCATTAAAAGGCAACTGGAGGTCAATTAGTGGAAGTCTCCCGAGGGAGATGTAGGCTTCTTGAACTCATAACCGCTCGAGGCTGGACACAGACTGAATATGCCAATCGATCTGGAAGGTCTCAGAGAATGATTTCCCATTTCTGCAACAGTAAACGTGTAATGCTGCCTGAAGATATGTATACTGCCGTGATTTTACTGAATTGCAATTGGGATGATCTTTATGAGTTTGATGTTAAGCGTACATGAGGCGGTAATACCGCACTCCCCCGGTCAGTTTAGAACAAATTGTTCTAAACTAGATACAAAAACAACTTTTTTTCCTGCGTAAACAAATGTCGTTCAAGTAAAAACATTCAAATATTAAGTACACTTGTTCTCATTTTATTATCTTCCTCCTTTCTTTTCAACAGGATCGTGCCCTGGTTAAATAAAAAAGCCGACGTAAACAATGCCGGATCTCAAAGAATCCACGCATTGATACATCGGCTCCAATCTCAGGCTTTGCTCCTGTCTTTGGCTACCGTAGCCATTATTGACTAGGGTATCTATTAAAACTAATAATAGTCTATTAAATGGTAATCGTCAATAATTCGGTATGGATAATTTTTTTGATCTGCATAAGGATTCTAGATTCTCATTTACTGTTACGTGGATAGTTTGTTGCCGCATCGAAGTTTCGGGGAAATGATAAATGAGGGATTCGATACTTAGCACTGGGTTCAGCGCTTGAATGAAAGGAGTGAATAAATCAATCAACTGTTCGCCCATTCTATCGAGTAGTATTTGATGGCCGCCTAGCTGAATGATCGTATCAACGAGGAATAACTCTGATTGTACTGAGTCAACTTCAAAACATATATTTATATTTTTCCCCTTAACAGTAACCACCATGTTTTTGGGGCCTCGGTCAGTATAATTTTTCCGTATAGCAGATACCGTTAAACCGATGTGATTTTCTAACTTTTTTAGTTTCATGCCTATCTCCCTATCCTCCTGCGTATCTTGATGTATGGGCTATATTGTATATAGGGATGCTAGATTGAATCTAGCGGTAAAATAATACAAATAGAAAATCCGCCAAGTCTCACCTTAGCGGATCTGATTAGTTAAGTGGTACCAATAACATACTTGAACAAATTCATACATTAGCTGAGATAATTTCGGCCAATGAAATCCATCGGAACTCTTCGTCTAACATTAATTTCACTTCTCTACGGCCAACATTCAGACCAATAACTACACCTGATACTGGTTCATCATAAAATGGATTAAATACAACAAGATCAATTGTACATCTACTATTATATGACTCCACTAAAAGCCTCTCGATCTGCTGCACCTCCTGGTCATCTAGCTCCGGCTTCCCTCTTCGCTTCTGCTCCTCCATTTGAGCAAGATACGCCTCACGATGTTCAGGAAGAATAATTCTAGATCCTTCATAGATCCCATTGTCACCTAATTTACTTGCCATACTAAACGCCTCCTTAATATTTAGTCCAATAATCATCATTAACTTGAGCTGGTTTATTATCGACTTTGGGACGTTCAGTTTCGCGCTCCCATCCTTCGAGAATAACTATATTACTTGCATCAGACTTGTCGTCCCAGGCAATATAGTTAGCTGCAACTAAGCTGTTTAAAGCAGCTAGGACATCAGGTTTATGTTTACCTGTTTTAACAGTTAATTCGTGGATAGTTGGCAGTCGCCGCCTTCCACTGGTGTAGTTATACAATATCCGTAGGATTTTACGCTGATAATCAGTTAGCATATTATCACCTCGTGTTTCATTATATGCGAACATTTGTTCTTTTATCAATAACAAAAAAAGGCACTCCCACTTTTGAGGAGTCGCCTTTTTTATTGTTTATTCAATTATAAATTGTACCCTGGTGCCATCTGGATAATCACTGAGTTGGTGACCCACCCAGCTACCAGCACCGCGATTATCTTTTGGACTTATGTATTTGATGTCTGCGCCCTCTCCACCCTCGGCGCACATAGCCATAGGCCATTCATCACGATCATAACCCTTCTTGGTGTCTACACCTCTTAACGACAGATCCCGGTTATTGTCTGCTCCCTCTCTATCAATTGTGCATGTGTCTGAGTGTCCGGCTGCTACAGCCTCTTTAATGTGTAGTGCTGTCTCTGGGTATCGATCAGCGGGAAACGTAATAGTAATGTCCGGTGCTTGCTGCTGAATCTGTGTTACCTCTGTGTGTGGCTCTACGTTATAAAGACCGAAAGCTGCCGCTGCCGCAATGAATAAACCTATTATGTACTTAACCAACCTATACACCTCCACATGAATAATGCCCCGCCAGCTAAAGCGCTAACGAGGCATATTACCGATGCTTTCGGATTCATATCTATAGTAATGCAATTCGACAGTTTTGTAAATTGTTTCAAATAATTCTAGAAACATTTTCCTAGGTCTGATAGACTATCCTTAACTAATACATAGGAGGAATTACCTTGAAGAAAGCAATGCTATTACTATCCGCTCTAATGCTTGCAGCAGCCTTGTCAGCTTGTGGAACGGATACAGCAAGTACATCATCTACTACAGAATCTAAAGCTGAAGCTCCAGCAACAGAAACAGTAGCAGCATCAACAGAAGAAACACAGAAAGAAGAAGTTAAAGTTGAAGAAGTAGTCGAGAAGGAAGAAGATAATGTTCCACGGGAATATAAAGCCGCATTGAGATCAGCAGAATCATACTCTGAAACTATGCATATGTCCAAGGCAGGCATTTATGATCAGTTAACATCTGAATATGGAGAAGGGTTCCCAGATGAAGCTGCTCAATATGCCATTGATAACATTGTGGCTGACTGGAATGAGAATGCTCTGAAAGCTGCACAAAACTATGCAGAGACTATGAACATGTCAGATTCAGGAATATATGATCAATTAACATCTGAGTACGGAGAGAAGTTCACCGCAGAAGAAGCGCAATACGCAGTAGACAATCTAAAGTAATATCGGAGGTAAGCTCTAATGAAAATCGGATTCCGGAAGTCCAGTCTAAAAAAGCGTTTATCAGCTCGTACCAGCATCAAGCGTCAGATTGTACATCGGTCTGGTTTGAAAATGCCGCGAGGTTATGGATGGCTCCGTAATCCGAAAAGAGCTTTATACAACAAGGTCTATAATAAAACATCGTTCAAGCTCTCTACTGTCATTAAGAATCTATTCAAATAAATAAAGCGCCCGTCAGTTGCTCGCTGATACGGCGCTTTTATTTTTCCAATCGCTTGGGATTATAATTCTGTTGTATTTTGTAGTGTATTATTGTATCATACAATTACATAATACATACAACAAATACAACAATACACTACAAAGGAGCGTTTTTAATGGCAATCTCCAAGGAACAAATATTCACCGTAGCTGATACCCTCGACTCCGAAGGCATCAATCCTACGCTTGCCAACGTGCGTAAACGTCTAGGGAGCGGTAGCTTCAGCACAATTAGCGAGTATATGGCTGAATGGCGAGAGGAACGCAAAGATACTGATGCCTCCACCACACGAGAGCCAGCGCCAGACAAAATTAACGCCCGTATGGAGGACTTCGGGACAGAGATATGGAATATGGCCGTAGAGATTGCTACAGCACGCCTACAAGCCGAGAAAGACGAAATGTTGTCTGTCCAGCAGACATTAGAGTTGAAACAACAGGAAATTGCTGAAATGGCTGACCAGATGGCCGCTGAAATTGAAGTTTTACGTCAAGATAAATCAGATCTTGACTCCATACTCCTTATATCTAAAGAAAATGAATCCCAACTAAAAGATTCGCTTCATGAAGAAATTTCAAAAGGTGTGCATTTGAATGATCGTTTGCATGCAAGTGAAGAATTGGTTAAATACTGGCAACAGAAGTATGAGCAGGCGCAAGTGGAAGCATCTGATTCGCTCAAAGAAAACACAAAACTTCAAAAGGATCTGACCCGAGCACAGGTCGTTGCCGAGAATAAGGAAACAGATTCAAGAGAATTGAAAAAAGAAATCAAAGAGCTAAATAAGAACCTCTCCAGCCAACAGATTGATAACGGGAAGCTTACTGGTATCATAGAATCGCTACGTGCCCAGATTGCTGAGCAAGCCGAAACAATTAAAACTCTCACTCCAACTTCTAGTAAGAGCGATACAAAGGACAAAAAATAGAACGCAAAAAAAGGCTCTGCCAGCATATAAGCCAGCAGAGCCTTTTATATTTCCAAGCGATTAAGATTTTGGCGTATCCAGTTTGGCTGTCTTGGTTTTGTTATCCCAATTAACCTTAGCGCCTATGGCATCCCCTACCGCACGTAAAGGCACATATGACGTGCCCTCAATCAGTACACCATCTGCTATGGCCTTTCCGTTTACAACCACATTTACCTTGTCCACTGGCTTTTCCTCCTTCAGCTTACTCTCCAAGCCTAGATATGACACAATCCCCTGAACATGACCGTCAATGATTGCATCGATCACACTTGCTTGTTTAAGACGGTCTGCATCAGCAACAACATCTATAAATAAATTCTCAGTCAATACGGCTGGCATCTTAGATTCTCGCACCATGTGCAAGTTCTGAGCTTTCTGCCCACGGTCAATGCCGCCAACCTTGCCAATGATTGCCTTGTGTAATGCATCCTGTAGCTTGATACTGCCTTGGGATGCAGATGTATACCGGAATGTCTCAAAACCTCCCTTACCCCCTCCAGCGTTGCAATGGATGGATACTAGGATGTCAGCACCAGCAGCGTTTGCCTTGGCTGTCCGGTCTCGAAGTTCTAGGAATACATCTGTGGATCTGGAGAGCAAAACCTGCACGTCAGCATAGGCCGCCTCCAGTCGTTCCTTGATGCCCAGTGATACCTTCAGCGCAATGTCTTTCTCCTGTATCCCGTGGCCAACTGCTCCAGGATCTGTTCCTCCATGTCCTGCATCGATCCAAACTTTATACATTCGTACCAGCTCCTTTATCGTTATCGTTTCCACCCTTGCCCTTCAGGACTTCAACCGCCTGTTTGATGACTGGCGGAATAGGTGCGCCTAATTTGCCGCCGTTCTCGATCAAAGACAACAACTCATTAGCAATGTAAAAATACGCTACTGTATCTCGGAACAAGTGACCGTCTCCCAGGATGCCATCCACCAAGTGACCCACTGCGACCATGGCAAAGATGAACACCTTCCGGGCAATCCCGATCATGCCGATTTTACTTTTTAACTCCCCGGTTGCTCCGGCTGCCGCTACACCCGTCACATAATCCAAAATGATGAATACCAGTAGCACGCCGAGCAATCCAGACCAACCACCAAAAAAATATGTTGCAGCACTACCCACTACGGCCACCATCCATTTACCTACTGTCTCCAACTCTTTTCCCCCTGAATTCAATATGAAAAGCCCCTGACCACTCCAGAGGGCAAAAAATAAAATAGCGCACCGCTTGGGTACGCTTGTTACTCAGTGATTAGAAATTCAAGTCCGCTGTCAATCAAAACTTCTTTTACGCCTTCCTGCAATGATACTGGAACTGCGCTGTACTCAGTTTTGCCAAGAATAACACGTTGTGCAAAGAACATCGCCATCATGGTTTCGTCACCTCCCTTCACAAGAAACCAAGTAATAAAGCGCCTGATCATTTGTAAACCTGAGTAGCCATTTCTGCAATGACGTCCTCAACAAAGTCCGCACGTTCAGACAAAGCGCTGCTTTGAGCCTTCAGGAGCGTGCTATCTTGTTTCAATGATTCAAATTCTTTCTGTGGCACATTAACGTAGACAATAGGTTCTGGTAGAGGGACATCCGAAAAAACGAGAAAGTTTCCTTCAGTAATATTTTGTTCTTCAATTAAAATTAAGTGACTATTTTGATCCAAAACCCTCGATCGTTCTTCTTCGTTTGTATACTGATAAGTAAATTTCATGATAAGCCTCCTTAACCCATGAATCGATTAAAACCAGTAGCGATAAAGTTAACGTAAACTGTCATAGATATACATATCGCTTGTTTGGAAGCATTGGAAGTCCATAAATATAGTGAAATTTTATCGTTTGCTTTAACTGTAATATCCTCAATAAACGTAGTCACACTAGGGTATCCAGCAGTAGATGTCCTAGTTATTCCCCTTGCTACATCATTTACATAGATACGCCCATATACAGGTGTACTACTTCCATATGGTCCACCTAAAGTAAAAGTTACTCGATAGGTTCCGGGCTGAAATATGGTGGCTTCTAATTTTTTAAATGGAGTTGTAGACCATGTATAAATATCATTTGGATCAGATGTGGTATCACCCGTAATTAGAGTTCCAACACCGCCAATTAATTGAGCGCCTACATATGTGCCAACAAGTCCATTGGCGCTCGCATTACTAAATGTAGCTCCAGCTAACACTTGTGCTGGCGTGGCGTTACCTGTAGCCCGAACCACCGCAGACATCTTTGTTATAAGCTGTGTCCATGTCTCGCTTGTGGATGCCGAAACACCTATGGAGTTGAGAGCGGCAACCACATTATTTTTTTGCTCAACTCCAAGCTGCTTTGCCGCTGTAGCCTCAGTATAAGCAGAATCCGCTCGTGCTTGAGCTGTCCCAGCGGCCGTCACTCCTGCGCTACCACGGTCATAAGCTGATTTTACAGCCTTTGGAGTAGATGCTCTATCTTCCAACTCGCTATCCGTTGCACTTGACAACTGTGTCTTACCTTTTTCGGTTAGTGATGCATCAGGGATATCAGCATTTTGGACATCCTCTTGAAGCTGGGTAATATCGTTTTTAATCGTTTCAAACTCTGTATCAACATAGGTTTTCTCGGCCGCCTTCTCCTGCAGCTCCTTCAATGCCAGGTAACTCCAATTCAGGTGCCAATTGAACCATTGAGCTGGTGGTTTCATGCCTGGCTGGAAACCCGTCTGTTTCTGAGTTGCTGAAGGTTCTACGCCTGGCGCATTCCACTCAGGCAGTTGCTGTGTAAATGCCATAATGTGACCCCTTTCTATATCGGTAAATCTGTATTGGTGCTAGCTTGATATACTGCGCCCAGATCCCCGCCTATTGTCTCGTCATTAACGTCACCGAAACCTGTTGCAGAATCAAATGATTCTGGCAATCCTCCAAACTCAAATGTTCCCTGAAGCTCAACACTTTGGACGCTTACGCCAGCAGCTACCGTCTTGGCTATGATCTGTACAAACTGGTTCAATTCAATTCCGGACGATGCCAGTCTTTCGAGTGGTAATCGCATCAACGAGATTGCAGCCGGTTCAGGGTCAAGTGGGTCATGAAACTTTTGAGTGATTTTGATATCCGAGTAACTAGCACCTACGGCCAGAGCGATTACCCGGATAATCGTGTTCACGTCACCTTTGCTCAGGTTCCTAGCAATCTTGGACTTGATCATGATGCGATACACATCATCGGAGGCAGCACCGCGTTTCTGGCCAACGTTGCCGCCGATCAGATCCAATGTTGTTCCCTTTGCCTCGTCAATGTCTCGCCAGCGTTCAATCTGTTCAAGATCCGATTTCAATTCATTGATTGGCTCACTCACGATACGTAGCAGCTTGCCGATATTGCTATCTGGATTTTTGGTGAATACGTCCGTTAATTTACGGATTAAGTCAGTTGCTGAAATCATCTGTAATCACCTCAATCCACTCGGAGGCAGTTTGCGCAACCTGGAACACTTCGATTGGGATATTTCCCGCCGTGAATGTCGTCCCATCTTGTGACAGCTCCAGGGACACATCTTCAACCCCTGCAATCTTGTAGATGGTTGATACCAGACGCATTAGGATGACATCATCGTTCATGGATAATCCTGCATACACCGTTCCGTCTGAGTCTGTACCACCGATGAACTGCGCCAGTGCTGAAACCACCTGTGCGTCACCATCTGCCGGATATGATGCAGTTTTATAGAGGTGAGCCTTGATATGACTTTGAACCACCTCAGCACGTGAAAACGATACAGGCTGATCATTACCGCTCAAATCTTTCAGTATTACTTTGATGTCACCATATGACTCTATCCCTGCTGAACCAACCCCCAGGATCGCCTCTGCAATGTCTTTATCTTGACCACCAAGCACATAGACTTGATAGGACTTTGGAGGTCGTCCAGCTGAATCCACATCAGTAGAGCTATTAATTATGACAGCAGCAGCACGAACACCAGGAACACGCAATACAGCCCCCTTATGCTATCTCCTGTAGCTGATCCGCCACCGGCAACTGAAAGCCCGAACAGCTCACGGAACTCCGGGTCTGTCTGTTTAGCTCGTCCACCCGCTGTGGCTGCTGAATTGGTTACTGCTGTTACATCAGGATTGGGATTAACGATTACATTAATCAGTCCAACAGGAACGTTGCTGCCAGTGCCTGACTCCATGGCCTCGATAGGCACTGTTGCTTTGCCCTCAGCGTTAAATACGGCTGGTTCAAGCGTCTCAAATTGGATGCCTCCTTCTGTGGAGATTAAAAACCCCTCTGCCTGTGTATAGCCTGGCGTGCCTGTAAGTGTAACGCTACCTTGCGCATATTGATCCAGAATTCGTGACACACCAACATATGGCCCCAATCGATCCAGGCTGTTTCCACTTGCTGTATTGACATAGCCACTGTAATAAACTTGCTCGGCTAATCCATGGAGAATAGACATAAACCAAGCCACAATACGTAGGATGATGCCTAAAGGCGATTTCTCGCTAGTGTTCACCTTCTCGCCCCACGCTTCCTTGGCCTTGTCTTCCATTTCTTCGAACAGATCCACAAACCGCTTCCGTTTAAAGCCATTTTCATCCAACACCTATTTCCACCCCTCCTGCTCTATGACTTCACCATTGGTGCCAGTAGCCACAAAAGCAACCGTCATAACCCTAGCCCTCCGGTCAATGCTGAAGGTGATTTCCTCCACGCTTTCAATACGTTCATCGTCTAGAAGCGCCCGGTTTAGCTCGTCCCTCATTTCTTCCTCGTCCACCGACTTTCCGGTGAACAGATCGAAATCAATCCCTAATTCCGGATTTAAAAACCATTCGCCCGTTCTCGTGCCTAACGATATCTCACAGCACTGCGCCAGCTCTTCCGTTTCCTCCACTAGCAGCAGTTCGCCAAATTCATCAAACTGTATATCGCCATCAATTAGCCTGAGAGACTGCATCCAAACACCCCCACAATAACAGCATCATTTCGGTCATGTGACCTGGACGTATCCGGTTTTGCAACAGAGCCAGTCAAGGCATTTCGTATCTCGTTATCAGCAAACTGCACCATGACAACATCGCCTGGACGAAGAGACGGCTTATACTCCTTTTCCACACCGTCCACCTTGTATCTGTGCCCTAATGCCTGCACATTAAGGATCATGGCCGGATCATCTGTTGATGTCCGCAATAATGGTTGTACGTCTGCTGTACATGCAGTTTCGTCAAACTTGACCACTTTGCAAGGCGTGCCGCAATGTATATCACTCATCGCTTTCTCGATCAGAGACGTGAGCAGTTTAGCCATTGCTGCAGCTGGATCAACTTTGGTCAAATGATCGCCTCCATATCTGTCTTAAAATCTCCAGTACGGGAAAATGTGTGAGAGCCTCCGCGGACATGGAGCCTGCCCGTAAAGACTCTGCTTTTAAGATCAATTGCCGAAGCTGTTGTAATTCGGTATTGCAACTGGGATGAAAGGTTGTAGCCCTTTGCGCCTTGCTGTTCGAAGTAAGCAGGAGAACCAATAAGACCTGTATCAGAATTCAGCTTAAACAGGTCGTCAGCTCCACGGCGTAGGCTCCGGACATACAATTTGCCTTTATTGATATAGCAACTCGTACCGCAATCCTTGCACACCTTGGTTATGATGTCTGTCACCGCGCCTTTGGCGCTGTATCCGTCCTGGTATCGGTAATCTTGGTTCAGATCCATTTGAGCAACAGGCAAGCCGATGTAAGCAGCCATTTGTTTAATAATCGCACTACCTAATGTGTTCTTGGCGTATGCAATCTCTTTGACTACCCGCTTGGACAAGTCCACGCCATCAAGTACCCGGATAGTCGTAATCTTATCTACACCTGACCAGGCTGTACGCACGTCAGATATGTAACCGTGTAGGATCACGCCAATGTCACCTTTATACCCTGCATTGACCATCAACACCTTACCGCGCTTGATGTTATTTAACGTTGTATCAGAGAGGTTCCAAATCTTAATTTCAGCCTCATTTGGCAACGGGTCATTATCAAAGGGAATGGAGCCTTCAATGTTGTAATTGTCCATTGAAAATTTCATTCCCTCGGTTATGACCTCGACCACACGGCCAAAGTTATTCTTCATCCTCATCACCTTCAGTATCTATTAAATACAAAAAGACGCTCTCGGAGAGCGTCCGCCAGTTCACTTCGGATTCAGTTTCGGATTGATCGTATGGAACGATCGGGACTTTCGGGAAACGGTTGTCCATCACGTCATAGAAAAGTGTTGTACCGTATACCAATTTTTCCCCAGTGACCAGCACTTCCCCGTTCTTTTCCAAATCCAAAGTGAAGTAATCAAACTGTTCGTTATATTGGACTTCAAATGTGAACAATTCGTCCTCTAGGGAAATGTCGAAACGGTAGGGAACTAGATCTTTTTCAATATCGATGTAATCCATAATAGCACCTTCCCTACGCCCAAGGACTTCCAGGCTTGAACTTAACCTTGGTTACTGGTTCTTTTGATTTTGTCTTTGTTTTGGTTTTGGTCTTCGTCGTTGTTTTCGTCTTGGTTTTTGTCTTTGACTTCGTTTTGGTTTTAGTCTGTTTAACGCCTGAGTTAACAATCTTTATAGCCTGAGCCTTAACAGGTGTAGGTAGCTTCTCGGCAAACGATGAGGTTGCAACACGTACCTCTGTCATTGTGAAGCTGATTGTAAAACCATTGGCTATCTGGTTCGTGTGCCCTGTTGCTAATCCCGATATGATCCCAGTAAAAGCCATGCGGCCAACGTACTTTACAATCTGGCCGGAATCAGAAGCTTTTTTAAGATACGCTAGTACCTTGGACGCTCCTGACCCAGCCACCACACCTGTAATGCCCATCGTCCGCGCTTTGCGCTGAACATGATCCATCATATCAATATCTTTTTCCACAGGCTGTGTAGTGATATCAACGTCAAAATTTGGGCTTTCTTGCTCCACCAAAATGTAATTTCCATCAATCTTAGCCATTAGATCCCCTCCATATCAGGGACTGGCAACCCCATACGCCTAAATGCTTCTTCAATTACTTCTTGCACTTGACGTTTGACCTCAGAGGCGATGTCCGATGCGGCAGAAGCAGAGCCGCTATCCCCCTTCACATCAATATTAATATCAAACTTGAACGCAGCCCCTTGTGATGATCCGCCGCCAGTAGCACGTGCAGGAGCCAAATTCTTAGCTGGTGCTAATGCAGATTGCCTATTCACATCTGGAATAATCTCGTCCGTGACATTAGCTGATGCACCAGACACACGATCCTGAGTATTTTCAATCCCTCGTGCCAGACCCTCGCCCGTGAAGAAACCGACTTCCATCATGACTCGGGACGGTGAATGGATACCCAAAATGCCCTTGATCTTGTCTGTAATGCTGTTACCGATGTCCTTCACCTTATCGACTACGGCATTTGCCATACTGCCGATCCCGTTTATCATTCCTTCTATGATGTTTTTGCCGATGTCGAATAGATTGATGCCGGACAAAAAGCTGGTGATTCTATCCCATATTGACTTGATGCCATCCCAAATAGCTGTGGCTTTAGTCGTGACTGCTGTGACCAAACCTGTGAACATATTCTTAATGAAATTCCCAATCGCTTGGAAAACTGAAATTGTTCCTGCTTTAAGTGCCTGCCACTTCGCAACCAACCAATCCTTGATTGCTCCCCAGTTCTTGAAAACAACAATAGCCGCAATAATTACGGCAATAATTGCAGCCACAATCCATGTGATTGGGTTAGCCCAGAACGCCGAGTTTAACGCCCATTGCGCCGCTGTCATTGCCCATGTTGCTCCAGTGGAGATAACCATAATTGCCTTTTGAGCAGTCCAGGCTATCATGGTCGCAGTAATGGATGCCACAACAGCCCATCCTTGAATTACATACCGCACCATTGCAAGAACCATTTGACTCGTCATTACAGCCGCATTAGCAGCTATCTGCACTTTAGATAACAGGAAAGCTCCTGTCATTCTTGCACCTGTAATCATGGCTTGGACACCGGTTGAAACCAACGCAGGAATCAGCAACGTTGTAATGATTCCTACCACGGCACCAATTGCACCTTGGTTATCCTCTAGCGTCTTCTTAAAATCCTGAAATGTGGATACCGCCTGATCCTTAAATTCCAGAATCTTAGGAATGAAATCATTGAATGTATCGTATGCAAATTGGACTGCGTTGCCTGTCCAATCTACCGCCGCACCAATGCCATCTCCTATTGCATTCCCTACCGCCTCTATCGTCGGTTTGTTATCGGCCATCCACTGCCCAAACTGGTTAAAGTATGGCAACAGCTTTTGTCCAATAGGTATTAGGATTCCGGTCTCGATCTGCCTACTAAACATGGCAAATGCTTCGCCAGGCTTCTCGAATTTTATTTTGTTTAGCTCGGCCAGTGCGTCACCAGTCGAGCTAAATTGGCTTGTTGCTCTGCCCATCCCTGCAACTACCGTTGCCTCCAAATCCTCAAACTGAGTACCTAAGAGCGATACACCAATCTGATTTTTCAATACCGGGTCTTCTACGTCAGATATCATCTGCAATATTTGTGAAAATGCAGTTTTAGCCTGTGGTCCACCTTTGGCGAAGGTCTGCATCATCGTATCCGCGTTTAGACCCAGCATTTCAAAGGCTTCAACGGACGCTTTGCTTCCGTCTTTGGATCGTATATTAAATTCCTTTACAGCATCCCCGACCTTATCCAGCTGGAACACACCTTCAGCCGATCCAGCCGCAAAGACATCAAACATTTCTTCAGCCGAAAATCCAAGTGACTTAAATTGGTTGGCGTATTCGTTTGCGCTGTCCATGAGTTCGTCCGACTTGTTCAAACCTTTTTGCGTCCCCTGTGTCAGCAAGTCATATGCCTGTTCAGAGGTAATACCGAACTGTTTCATCATCGTATCCACGGATTTAATGGATTCATTGATTTCATAGCCGAATGCATCTCTTAATAGCAATGCACTCTGCGTTGTGGACTCCAATTCACTGCCGGTCTGTCCGGTTACCTGTTGCACCGTAGAAATCGCACTACCCAAGTCGTTCCAATCTTCGCCAAAGTTCTGGTTGTAAAGATTATTAGCGACTTCCCTTGTTGCTTCCATCTGATCAGCGGCTAAACCTGTAGCCTGTTGTATATCAGACATCGCACTTTCATAAGTGTTTGCTGCTGCAATACCCGCAATGCCAAGTCCGGCCATCGCGGTAACGCCCGCAGCCCCTAAGCCGATCACACCTTTGGTCAAGGTGGAAATCTTCTTATTACCTTCATCTAGACCTTTGGTGTTAAGTTTAAATCCTACAGCAAACATGAGGTTGCCAATGATGCCTCCTGCCACCTCAAATCACCCCATTAAAAAGCAAAAAGCGCCCAAAAAGGACGCTATTTCTTCTTTTTATTCTGTTTTTCCATATGTTCCATATGAATATCCAGAGCCGCATTCGCCTCAGCTAAATCATCATCGTCCATTTTGTCAAGGTCGCTGTATGTTATAGACATATCCGAAAGCAACAATCGCCACATCGCCCAATTGCGTTTAGCTCTATTCTTTGCTTCCTTCTTGGTTATCATCGGTCTGCTCCTCATCAACGCCAGCAATGAAGCTGTAAGCGCTGTTCACTACTTCCATGTACTCACTGTAATCGTCGAAGTCATCAATGGTACGCTTTGGCTGTACAACAACGTGTTTAAGCATCAACTCAGACATTCTCTCTTCAGACAACACGCCATGCTTGTTTTTGGATTGGTCATTAATTTTCGAAACCATTCGAACACCAGGATGTTGGAAAAGAAACTCGTTTCCCTTTTTACTTTTGAAAGGCTTCTGTTTGAAATTCGTCATGAATAATCATCCTTATCTATTTTGATTTTAATTAGCTGAACAGCATGTCCATCAGAACCAATTCATACTCCCGATCCTCAGCCTCATTGCCATAGGTACGTGCAGCAGGCTTTTTAACAAAAGCTTCGGTGCATGTAATTGTTTCTTTTGGTGGACCCGCGTTAATGATCGTTACCGGAACCAGCTTTCCGCTGTTCGCCAGACCGTCTAGGTATGTTACTTGTGGACTCGTTGGCAACAAAGTGATTGTGCAAGTACCCAATGGGTTGTTTACCTTGGTACGAACGGTATCCCCTTGCGCTCCTACTTTCACATCGTAATTGTCCTCGTCCTTCTCCACCTCGACCATGTCCTCTGAAAACCCAGTCAAATACACACCATCGACTGTGATTGTGACGGACATTGCATCATAAGTTGTTGCTTGAGACATGTACAGCTACCTCCCTTACTTGCGGATTACTCCGCTAATTGTGGTTTGGTGGATTGCTCCAGCCAATTCGAACCAGAACGTTCCCCCGTTGTATTCGCGCTTCGAACGGTCTACAGGATCTACTTCCTCACGACCTTTGAAGGTCGTTCCGTAAAGCGGAAGACCCGCAGCATCCGCAGCAACCATGCCTTGTAAGAATCCTTGCTGAAGAATGGTACGTGTCACGCTTTCCAACTGTGCAATCCCCGTATCCGTAAAACTCACTTTGTCTGTATCAGCAAATAGATTTTGGATTGCATACTCGATGTTAAATCGAATGTAATCCTTCGAATGAATGACATCGATCCATTCACCAGACAAGGTTTTACCCTCGGAGGTTTGATTTCGACCAGCTTTCGTTACGTATGTGATAGCTCCTGCGGCATGAATCTCACGCAGCTCCGTGTCCGTAATATCAAGCGGCGCAATACCTTGCAAGTATTTGAATTTCCATGTCACAGATCCCACAGGAGCAGACCCAACACGTCCGACCAATGCAGCCTCAGGATAATTAGAAATATCAATATGATAGAAAACTGTAGTACGACTGTAATTCTTAGCCAACAACAACGCGACATCAGCTAGTGTGGAAGATCGCGTGAAATACTCCCGCGAGTTATCCGCCTCAATCGCTGCCGCGAATTCATCCACATCAGCCTGTGCTGTGGTCGTGGTAATCAGGAAATACCAGTCTTCTTTCAGCAGACGTTCCATCACGTCCGAAACCGTCTCCGGCTCCGTTCCTGTTTTCTGCCGTGCAATCGCGATTTCTGCCGGCGCATAATCTCCCTGCGCCCAAATCGCCGCAGCGGCTTTGTATTCCTCTGTTGTCTCGCCGTAATCTGCCTTTACTGCTGCCAGTTCAAGGTACGTTTTGTAGGGTTTTGCTGTTGAAGCACTCCCCAGAATCAACGGCTTACCAAAACCAAGCCTTGGCGTTGGCGTTTCGATTCGAATAATTACATTTACGTCTTTAGCCAATTGGCTCAACTCCTTCCACATTCACCGACTCAATCGGTGTGTAAGCTTGTTCAATCACGTTTTTCGTCCGCAATTCAATTTCAAATCCATTCCGACGCTCCCATTCATTGCCTATCTGCACGTCATTATTGATAGACTCTCCGACAGAGACAACAACTGTGTTGACTTCATCTTTCAGGAGCCAGCGCCCCGCCGTCAGGAACCAGTCTCTAGCACGATTAGCAAGAACAACAGCCCCAAGCCGATCATGGGCATAGCTTTGAAACGTCACGCTAAGCGTCACGTCTCCCGTATGCACCATTTTTCCATCTTCAAGTGTTACGGCCATGTGACCGCGCACACCACTTTCATCCGAAAAGTCATACGACATGAATGGTACCGGAGGCACCTTGTTCACTCCGTCGATTTCAAGGACTAACACATCCAGCGCCGCCGCCAACCCTTCAATCATGCTCTTTCGAATCGCTTCAAACTGGATCATGTGTGCTTACCCTCTTTAGCCGGTATTCGTTGACGTTGCTGTACTGGTTCCAATCCGAGTCCGTTTCCACGGTGTACTGTTTGCCTTGATGCTCGACAACATCCCCGGATTCATGTTGATAGGTCGTTAGCAGCATCCTGTCGTCCACTGTATAACGTCCACCGTCCGTCTGGGTTAACTTATCGCCTAACGGCTGTATTGACCCTCTCAGTTCAATTCTCTGCGTCTCAGGAGGTTGATAGACTCCAACAGAGTCCCAATCACCCTCACCCTCTCGGATCAAAATATAAGGACGCTCATACTTGCGCAGAGTACGCGCTTGATTAAATCTCATGGCTACCCTCCTTTGCGCCGAACAAGGAATACGATAGAGTCTCGTAAATCCATATCGGCCTGTAAGAGACGTCTTCCCTTTTTATAACGAGCATAAATTGCAGATATTCCCGGCTGCTTGATTCGGTCAAAGTTCTTGACCACGCGCTGCTGTCCGACTTCACCAATTTCATGAAGCAGAGAGTCAACCGACTTGTTACCAAGTACAATCTCAGTAACGCCAGCTCGGACAAGCTTGCTGATAGCCGCCTGCGCCTTCTTCTTACCCGTTCCAATAAACGAGCGTGCAGGTATGTTCATCTTCGCTGAGCCAAATTCATGCACGGCTGCAATCATAGCCAGCTCAGCATCCCCTTGAACCCCTATGACTACCTCATGATCCACTAAAGGACGCACCCGATCCACCAGAACGGATAAATCCATATCCCCGGTGTATGATACGTTTGCACGCCGCACACTTCTCCGTCTTTTCGCCATATGTCACCTCACAACTGAATAAGAGCCTTGACCGCACTTGGCAAGCCTCGACCCTCATCCCTGTAAGTTACGGATATGTTGCCGACCCGCTCACTTGATACGCCCTGTTCCCTCATCAAAGTTTGAGCAAGCAACACACAAGCCAACTCATATTTCTGTGGCAGTGTCGAAGCCGGAGCGTCTATCTCATCGCTGGGAAGGATATACCCGGCTAAATATTCCACATCAATTAAACGAGCGCCACAAGGCCAGCCAGAGCGTTTGAATAGCATCCCGTGTTCCGACTCGATCTTGAAAGAGTCTGTCGGTTGATCCTTATCATGAATGCTCAGCTCAGAGACTGCATGGATTGGGAAATTTCGAAGCCGGAGGAACTGGGTTCCAGAGCCGTCCAACGTCTGTTGGTATGTCTTGTATTCGAAGCTTCGATTACATTCCCGTTCAATCCATTCAGAAGCAGCAGCTAAGGCGGACAACAGATAAAGATCCTGTGATGTGTCGTCCAACGGAATGGACATCATGCCTTTAGCTCTTTGCAGTGTTGTCAGCATCAGAATCACCGCCTGCTGTAACATCTTGCGTCTTAGCCTTGTCCTTGTCTGGATCATCCGTTTTGGATTGTTTAGGTAAGGCTTGTCCTTCATCGTCTTCAGCAATAACACCTGCAGCCTTCAGTTTGCCGGCGCGCTTCTGATCCGCAGGGTACAACTCACCCGGTTCAATAACAACATTGGTTTCCTTATCATTGAAAGCAGAAATAACCATGTAATTCAATTCTTCGTTTTTAACAGCCATGACCTGCTGTCCTCCTTCTAGACCCGGAATTCCGGGTCTGATCATTTATTCAATTAAGGTGTTGGAATACCCAGAACTACATATGGACTAACCTTTGTTGCTCCATCTTCCAGCGTCAAAGGTGTTTTAACCCATGGCTTGCCATCGACATTCCAGAAGCACTTAACAATTGTCTGGTTTTTTGTGAATAGAACATGTTCTGATGCAGCAATGAAAGGTCCCGAGCCATCTTTAATGAGATAGTATCCAAGGTCGATCAGTACCAAGTCCCCCGCTTGACCAAGAAGCTTTGTTTTACCTGTGAATCGGATTGGAATGCCCAGCAAGGTGGATGGAATACCTTTGGTTGCATCACCTTGAATGAAAATGTAGTTTCCTGCTGGATCTTTGAGAGTCATTACCTGTGGCATTGCACTTTGCGAAGCAATAAACAGCGCATCACCCAAAGAAGCAGGAAGCAATTTACTAAGCATCAATACCGCGTCTTCATACGAGATTTCGTTTGCCTTTGCACGATTAACCACTAACCGTCCAGTAGCATCAATGAATCCAGTCGGTTTCTCAGATCCATCACCAGAAATAAACGCTGCATCCTCAGCCGAGACCATCGCTTGGGAAAGAAGATTACGAATGAAGGCATTCGCTGCCCCCAGTTGCGCAACAGCTTGTCAGTAACTTGAATAGTCGCCGCTACCTCGTAGGGTTCCAGTGTAACGACATCCAGTTTCGCGTCAGTTTTCGGTTTTTCTTCTCCTTCACCGATCCATTGAACGGTAACACCGCCATGCGCCCCAGCAGCTCCTTGTTCGAATACAGGAATGGTGATTTTGCTATCTGGTGGCGTTCCAGGAGGAATTACATTCGCTCTAGGACGTACAATTGCTTGTTCAGCAGTCAAGCGAAGTAGCTCGTCCCTAAATTGCTCTGGTACCGCGTAGCCGCCACTTTCCGATGTCCCCATGGAAAGGTCATTTCGAATCGTATCCAATCGACCTTGTGAATCGCCAAAGCGAACTGCATTAACAAATTCTCCAATCGATGCAAAGCCGTAATTTTCTTTCTTGTCCACCGGATCTGGTCCAGGTACAAAATTGGATGGCCGGAAGGGTTTGCCTGCCGGATCTTCTAAACTTTTCATTCGAGCATTAACACTGTCTTCGCGAGCATTCTGTTTTTTCTTCGCTTCAATTTGCCCTTCAAGCTCTTGAATTTCCGTATCAAGAGAATCAAACTCCTGCGCCTCATCCTCAGTAAGATCACGACCAGACTCAGCCCGAGCCTTTTCAATAATCTCACTCTGTTTTTGGATTTTTTGGGCACGAGTTTGAAGCATTGCCTGCAAAGTTGTTTCTGCGAATAGTTGCAAATCGAGTTTAAGTCTTCTTTTCTTGGTCATTTTCATTTGACCTCCCTATTTTTATTGTGATTTAGAACACGTTCATAAAACGATAACGACTTCGTTTGGGCAGTATTTCTATGAGTTGATACATGATTTCCAGATGCAACGATAACTTTGGGAGGGTTTTTGAACTTGGAAAGATCCATCTCCTGTCCGTTTACCGTCAACTTTTTACCATTTACAGAAGCAGCAATCTCTTTAAACTGCTCTATCTGATCAGCGAAGCCAAAGTTTACCGCTTCTTCGGCTGTCAACCATGTCTCAGCTTCTAATAGGCTAAGTAATTCGTCTCTATCCATGCCCGACTTATCTTGGTATGCAGCAATCAAACTCTCACGAATGTTGTCCAGATCATCGGCTGTTTTACGAAAATCTGCTGAGTTCCCGGATAAGGAAGTCCACGGATTATGGATCATCAGCATAGAATTTCGCGGCATAACTACAACATCTCCAGCCATAGCAATAACCGAAGCTATCGAAGCTGCCAATCCATCTACGAAAACCGTGACTTTAGCCTTGTGTCGCTTCAACATACTGTGAATAGCCTGTCCGGCAAATACATCGCCGCCGTCACTGTTGATGTATACTTCCAATTCCGAAATATCCCCAAGGGAATCAAGATCCGCCTTGAATCGGTTAGGTGTAACTTCATCCCCCCACCATTCCAAGCTGTCAATCACACCATAGAGGTAAAGCTTTGACTTACCATTTTCATTGCGGAATGACCAAAATTTCATTTTTTACTCACCCCTTTCCGGAACTTTCGTTACGGTTTTCTTTCCTGCTAAGTCGGACGGAATCATGTTCCCGTTGACCATGTAGACCTGTCCTGAACCGTCCGGAATCGGGTTCATTTCTTCATATCCCCGCCAGTCATCTGCGTTAATTACGCCGTTTTGACGCTGGATCGCAAGCCCTTCCTGCCTGCTTTTGTAATCCCCACGGAGTAACCCCTCTACATTGAACTTGACATAAATGCCCTGCCCCCTCTCTTTTTTCGTAAAGAGTCGCCAGTTTATGGCCTGTTCGTACTTAGTGATGTAGGGCATAAGGGTGTACATGACAAATTCAATAGATTGATGCTCAATATTGGAAAAAGTAGCCCTTTCCAGGTTCCCAACCATATGAGGTGGAACGCGAAATAACCCGCAGATTTCATCTCGGGTAAATTTTTGAGTCTCTATGAATTGAGCTTCGGCTAACGGCATTGGAATTCGGCTATACTTCATGCCTTCCTCTAAAATCAATGGTTTCCATGAATTAGCCATCCCACTTCCTTTTTCTTCGAGCCATTCCTTCAGACGCTCATAGGCTGGATCACTTAAACCACTTGGATGTTCAAGGACACCACCAATATTCATTCCTTGCGAGTAAAACCGCTCGGTAAATTCCTGCGTTGCCAGCCCGATGCCCATAGTGGAGGCAGCCGTTCGTATCGGTGAATATCCCCGAATGCCATCAAATCCCCAACCTGGAACATGAAGAACTCGCTCAGGTTGGAAAATCTCTGCCTTGCCTCGATCGTTATACACGTACTCAATCTTCTGAGTGGTAGGATTTCTCTGTGGCAGCATTAAACGCCAATCAACTGGATAAAGTTCCATCGGTACTCCGCGACCATTCAGCGTGATAATGGAATAAGTGTTGCCTGACAATGCTAAATGACCCGTAGATGTTTCCCGCCAAGTAGCTGATGTCATCTCGTCATTTGGTCGGTAATGTAGCAGTTCGTGAACTGGATGGTCACGTGCTTTATCCTTCCCGCTTCCTGGTCTCTCCTGATAAACATCTAGCGGAAGTGTTGCAATTGTTTCGGCAATAACTCGGACACACGAGAATACGGTGATTAATTTAAGTGCTCTTTCCTCATCAACCTGCATTCCTGCGCCGTATCCGCCACGAAATCGACTCAACACCTGATTATTAAACTCTTCCATCGTCATTGCTTTAGATCGACCAACAAGCTTGCTGATAATACCCATTTTTATCAGTCACCCCCTTTCTGGTTGGGCATCCCCACCCACATCAGCACAATACCGCAAATGATGTACATAGCTGGTGGGTAAATCATCCAAATTCCGTAGGCGGCCATTATAAAACCACAAACAAGGAGGAATTCCCGAATGTGATCCAAGGTGACTTTCCATTTTGGTTTCTTCACAGGCTTCTCGGCCCCCTTGTTTCATAAACTGATGATTTTGTTTTCTTATTTGCCAAGCATAATTTGTGGGCATCAATGACAGCATCCACCGGGTCAATCCGTTTCGTCTTAGCTGAAGGGTCTTTGTCAATCTTGATTTCTCCGAAACTGTTGCTTACCGTCTTGGCGTTTGCCATACTCCATGTCAGCAGCTTGTTTCTCCGGTCATAAATCACGTTCTTAGCCTCGGCTTCCAACCTGAAATCCACCGTAGCGTCATTCAAGCTCTTGGCACTCTGTACAATCTCAACCAGATCCACCCCAAATTCTTCAAGGTCAGACAAAAAGGCATCTGCGTTGTGTGGATCGTAGGCAATGCCCAGCAGCTTGAGGTTATGTTTTTTGATCAAGTCACGGTAATAAGACAGGATGTACTTGTAATCCGTCTTGACTCCGCCCATCGTCTCGGTTGGAGTTAACAAACCCTCCATGATCCACATGTCATACGGCGCAAAGTCACTCTTCACATGCTCATCAACACGAGCTGAAGGAATCCAGCTATGTGAATGGATGTAATACTTGCGTTGCCCGTCGATATCCAACGGAAACTCCAATGCACCACTTGTCAAGTCACCGCCTGAAGACAAGTCCAAACCTAGGTAACATTCCTTGCCTTCCATATCCTCAATGGTTGTATCAGACTCACAGGCTACCCAGTGTTCCATGTTCATGTACTGCGTGTCTGAGAACTGCACCCATCTGTTTAGGGACTTGGTCAGGAAGTTGCGAAGCTCCTCGCCTTGTTGTACCTTGGCTTTGATTGCTTCAGCTCGCAAACTCTCCAACGTTTCAGGAGTCCAGAGAGGATTCGCCTTCGGCCAGTTGGATTCATCCCAAACATCATCGTCCTTGTCCAGCTCACAAATGAAAACAAACTGCGTTTCATCGGCATGAGCGCCAGACAAAATCATTTTGCAATATTTGTACAACTCATAGCATGGGCCATTGATGTTAAACCCTGCTGTTGTGATAACAGAAATAAGACACTGCTTCAGCTTCTTGGTACCATCCGCCAGGAGCTTGTACATCTGGCTATCCTTGTGCAAATGATACTCATCGACGGAAGCAAAATACGGCCTGAAACCGTCTATGGATTTCGTATCACGCCCAAGCGCTCTGATTTCACCTTTGGAAACCGTACACAGGATCGTGCTCTTATAATCCTTCACGTCAAATAGACCGGATTCGTATTCATCCCCGGCCAACTCTGGGTCTGCATCAATAAACTTGATACATTCCTTCAATACAATTCGTGCCTGCGCTTCCTTGGTCGCTGTAACGTACACTTGCGGATAGCTGTATCCGTCAAAGTTCCCGTAAAACAGCGAAGGAACTGCGTTTCCCAATGACTTACCGTTTTGCCGTGCTACCTGGATGTATGATGTTCGAAAACGTCGATAACCGTCCAGCTTCAGCCAGCCATTCCAGCTACCAAAGATAAAGTCCTGGAAGCCCCATAAATCTAGTGGACGTGGTTCCTCACCCTCAGCCAGCGTGAGAGATTCGGCAAACTCTATAATTTCATGTGCCTTATCTGGATCAAATACGTAAGGGAAGTCTTCCGTACCCTGCCGATCCAAATCCCGAAGGTGCCGTTCACATGCCTGCCGCTGAGCCTGTCCCGCAATTATTCGTCCTGACGTAACTTCAAGCGCGTAGGCTGTTACCCTGTCCGTCTCACCAACCGTGTTGTACGGGTAAATCTGAGGATTATCCACTTCGGTTCCCGAACTTTCCGAACTTGCTCGGCTTCTCTTCCTTAGCCTTCGGTTTCGGTACGTTCTTCACCTTGGACAAGGGATTCAGGAACAGCCGATCTTGCATTTTAAGGAGCATGTCCATTTTCTTGTTTATGGCTGTCTCGATTTTTAGGACACCCTCAATGGAAGCCAACTGAGAGAGGTACTTTTGTGCCCTCAGTCCATACTCGTTCAGATCCTGTTCTGATTCCTCTGCTTTACGAGCTAGTTCTTCAAAATATTCTTCAAATACATGATCTTCGATGGAAATTCGCTCGATTTTTTGATACTGTTTCAGCAGTTTTTCATACTCTGAATACGTCCTACAATACATTCCTAAAAGTCCTATATCAGAGCTGGAAAGTAAATTCACACCTTCAGCAGCAGCGGCTTTATAATCCTTCATGCACTGTTTCCAATGAGAGAAGGCAATCGTGTCATCCTTTACAAACACTGGTGGTTTCAGCTTTTCCAACTCGGTTTTTCCAAGCTTAACCTCACCTTCTTGTCTAGCTTGGATCTGTGCTTTAGTCAGTCGGTTTGGATTGCCCTCCGCGATGTGGAGACCAACCGGTTTGGCGTTCCTTCCCATCAGGGCATACCTCCTAAACGCCGAAAATATTATAAAACGAGTTTTTACGCGAAATAAGTCCGACGCGGTCTATCAGCCGAAAGGTTTTCAGAGATTCGACCCCCTACCCTCCCTGAATGAATGGTGAAGGCACGGGAAATAATTCGTTTGACCATCTCTTCACACTCTTTATGAGCCACTTGAACGGGCATACCTGCCTTGACTGCCTCTTCGAATGCTTTGGGTAGGCTCTGCGTGAGAGTCTCTAACCATGGAGCAAGTTGAATGTTAAGCGTGATGTTATGTTCATTCGGACTCTTATGACAGAGTGGTATGTAGCTTCCGTATCTATCAAGATAACCAATCATCTCGACTGTACCCCCGCATTTGCTACACAATGGTTCGTCTTCGCTTGTCAATCCTGTCTGTACGTTAGAGCACACTCGACACCGAACAGTCCTTTCAACCTTGCCCATTACCAAACCCTCCATCCTCTTTGGCTGTCTTGACATCGTGACATTGCTTGCACAGCCCCTGCCAGTTTCTTCGATCCCAGAACAGAGTCTTATCTCCCCTATGTGGTTTGATATGATCGACTACCGTAGCCTCTTTAACATAGCCCTGCTTCCAGTGAGTGACACACAGCGGATGCTTCTTTAGGTATCCATCCCTGGCTTTACGCCATCGGCTATCGTATCCACGCTCGGCTGCTGTCCCCCTATGCTGGTCATAGCTATGTACTTGGTCTTGGTGTGCTTCGCAGTATCTGCCTTCTGTTGCGTATGACTTACACCCTTGCTTAGAACAGAACCTTTTAAGCGGCATGGCTCACCTCTTGCTTGGAGCTATCGGTTCAGCTCCTACAAAGATCATGTCACCTTCAAACGGCTCTGCTACCCCTGGAACCATGTAATCCCCAAAATGATTCATTAAGCTCCATACGCTGAATGATGTATATCCATCTTCATCCAAATTAAATTGAAAGTCTCTCAACGGCACGCCGCTTCTATCTCTTATAAGCTGGTCAAGTTCGTCATGCTGTGCCTTCAGAATTGAAACACCATGTTCTGTAAGCTTCACCTTAACTGTGTCGTTGAAGTTCACAATACAGTCTATTTTCCTAGCAATAGCCGGTGGTTTCCTTGCTGTCGGCTTACACGGATTTCCGTTGGCATCCCAATATGTTCCCTTTGGTAGTTTGTCAATACATGACAAGCACCACTGACCTTTGGTTACTTGATTACAATGACCACAGTGAAACATGTCTTTCATAATCCATTTTTCGGGAAACACAAGGCGCTTTATCCTTTCAAACAACTCTTCCCCTCCTTCCAGCATCCTGGTATCTTGCATACTTGCTTAGTGCCTGCCCATTCTCCCCATATGCAGCCTTTGCATTTCGCCGGCTGATCAGGAGAAGACACAGACAAAGGAGGCTCTTTCTTCGTTGATCTCGTGACCATATCAACACCTACTCCTAGCAACCTGGCGAATAGGTTTGCGATTCACTACTTGATGCCTCATAGGTTGCCTGTAAGGGGCGCTCTTTGTTCGTAAGGGATGTATATGCCGCTTATGCTTCTCTTGCTCTTCCATTTGCCTCGCTTCTGCCGTCAACATCCTTAGAATCAGTTGAATTGAATCACGATGCTTGTTCAGGAAAGCCATAAGGGATTCATAAACTTGTTTCATCGCTTCGCCCAATTCCCTCATTGCCTCTCCGACCGTCTGGCCGTGTCGCCGTTTCAATTCCTCCCATGAATCTGCTTCATCCATGCCTAAACCTCCCTTCATATTTACAATCGCTTGGGATTACACAAAAAAATAAGCCACCCGCTGTTGGATGGCTCTAAAAAAGGATATGGAGAAAACACCGTCGTTGGCCTTGCCGGGACTCGAACCCTGCCGCTGCCTTCAGGCCATAATATAAGTATCCGTATTTCTATCCCGCCCGGATGGAGCGGCTGCGGGGAATCTAACCCCATCCCCACACTGTACCCTTGACGATCCACGTCTAAGGATAACAATCCCACAGCACAGCCGAGTCGCCCATAGATAACGGCGAAAGGCACACCGGGGAAGAATTTTCCTTCCCTATGTGCCTAGTTTAAGTCTGAACCACAGACGTTGTGCCGACTCACTACAGACGTACTACAGACGCCTAATTCTCGCTACTTAGATATGACAGTTTCTTGCACTAATTACTGGAAGATACTATACTAACAAATGTGACAACAAATTAAGCAGAAGAGGATGAAAGGGTGTGAATCCAAAATGAAATACATGTGTGTTGTGTCGTATGATCAAGCGCGAGCTTATCAAACAACATCGGGTTGCTAGAAAACATTTGATTTACTCTTGGTAGGGGTAAATCTCCAGTTTCTCCTTTCACTTCCTTAGTTTGATTGTTCACACTCCTGGTTAAGGCGAACAGTAGGAATTCTATCCATAATGATCATGTCACCCCCTGCAAATCTGGGGAGGAGCTGAGAGCTGCTCCCCAGACCTGAGGCGCAAGCCCTTGTAAAAATTAGCAGAGGAAGATGACAATGAGAAACTGGACTGAACCTACCAAACTTTGCCTTGATTACTTACTATTCATGCTTGGGACGTATTACGCCCCTTGTATTGGAGTCGTAGGTACTACGCTGTGCTGGATACTGTTGATCTACTTACATAGGAGACTATAGAAGACTCATAGCAGTGGGGACAAAAAAGAGGACTAGCTACCCTCTTTTTTTTGTTTGTCTTATATTACCCCTATTAATTTCAATGTTTCTGCTACGGATTCTATCCCCTAACAATACGCCTGTCAACTGACCTATCTGTGATGCTTTGAAATCGGTTTACTGTCCCCCATCGTGGATATCCTCGAAGGAATCTGTATTCCATTACCTTCTTTACTCCATCATCTTGAATGAGATTGACAGCCATTTCCACAGCATCAGCTTTTTGATGATACTCGACTTTGACCAACTGTTCTTTTTCAGTGAGATGTGGGCGGTTATCCAATGCACTGGCCGTCTGTCTCATGCGTACATAGCGTTTCAGCATACTATGAGCCGCTTCATAGTCCGTTCTATCCGCTTTTGGAAATAACTCCATTTGGATGATCACCGCCCCCATGCTCTGCACCCTCTCCTAATCGTTCCTTTAGTCTCTTGTTTTCCACATAAAGTAGGGTAGCTTCTTTCTGCCAGTATGCAACAGATCCGGTGAGGGAGAGGATTTCAACCCGCTGAATCTCTGCATGATCTGAAAATTCCTTATCCTGACTGTATAATGCCTCTCTGTTGCTATCAGCCAACACTTTGAACTTATCGAGCTGAAGGAGTACCGCGCAGAACAATTCGTAATCTGATTCGCTGAATAGTTCCCTTGCTAGGCTGTCCAGTTTGGCTTGTGCGGCTTCTAAAGTCGGTGCTGTCACTTTGCCACCCCTTAGACTGCTGAAGTCGTCTATACTCAACCTCGGGAATCTGATTTATGATTACTTTAGGGTTAGTCCTCTTCCTATCCGATATATCTGCAATCGCTCTGGCTGGATGGCTACTCTCAAATAGTTCCACCACCTTGCCACGAAGCACACTCTTAAAATATCGTACTCTCACTTCCGCCATCGTCTGTACCTCCATCACACATCGTTACATGCTCAAAATATAAATCTGAGTCGTCCAGCTCATCATCATCTATCCTGGTAATCTCGAATACCTTCTGACAGACTGGACACTCTACTATATCCCCCAACTCAAACTCGATAATCATCACTCTAAATCAATGGAATCAGGAGCTTTACCTTCATCCAACTCACCGTAACTGTCCGCTAAATCCATTTCGTAATACTCACAAATAACTTTTATGCCTTCCGCAACATAAAATTGTTTATTCTCAATGACCTTTTGTTCATTCGTCTTTTCCAAGCAATATATCAACCTGTCGATGAATTGTTTTTGTTGGTTTTTGACTTCATCGACATTCCTCATCAAATTTTCATATAAGTCCGCATTACGTTTGATAGACTGGAAACTTTCGTAATCAAGCGTTACAGTAGCGTTGTTCATTGATTACCCTCTCCTTCTCGACACACGGTCAAGCTATCAATCGGTTTCCAATCTACCAAGGAAATAAGCATTTTCATGTTTTTGGCAATTGCTCTAAACATGAATCCATCTGTCGGAATACCTTCATAGTTTATTAACTTGCTCAGGTTCTTGGCTGCCACCAATGCAATACCGTAATGGCGTATGGTTGTCCATGCCTCTTCTAGCTCCTTGCGGAGCCGATCACGTTCAACACTCGCATACTCCATTGCTACCAACATATCCTCAAACTCGTTATCCGGATCCATCGTTAGCGGCGTTCCGTTCTCGCTTGACCGCACAAACATAACCCGATCCTCTTCAGCCCATAGCAGATGTTCTCCGTTCGGTAAATCAAACACCTTATATCCGTTCACATCTCGTTTAATACTCATGACTGTTCTTCCTCCCCACTGGTTTGAAATCCCCGATGTCATCCCCACATGACCCCTTATACACGTCACGGTCATGATCCCAGCAGGTACGACACATCTTTTTACCAATAGCAAAGTCATTAAAGTGTGGATGACTCAATTCAGCAACCACCTCGCCGCACCAGTCGCATTTTCCGCCGCTTTTATACTCTGCCTTGATCTTGGTCACCTGTTCTTCTGAAAGCTCCACAGTGCCGATTACATCAGCCTCACCCATAACATCTAAATCAAACCTCTCAGGTAATCCTGTATAGCCGTCTGCTTTGAACCCTATTACATCATTCACGTTCATATCAATAACCAGTCTGTTATCTATCAGCACAAGATTTAATTTCATAGGTATCCCCCTCACCATTCATTCCGTTCACGAATTGTTTTTAATTCAGCCTGAGTCAAAATTACTGTTGAAGGGTCATAATTGTCTTTGATGAATTGAACATCGTTACTCAACGGCAGAGAAGCCATGAATTTATAGTAACCCTCAATATCCATTGCATCAGGTTCGGTAAGATCCTTGCGGATGAGAAGCATTGCATCAGACAATACAGTTGTATCAAGGTTCTCGTCCCCCAATCTCCGCATTCAATGCCATCACTCAGGTAACGACCAGGCTTGTTCTTCGCTTTGAATGCTGTTGCTTTAATCACTGCCGGCCAATGCACCAGCCCCCTGTGATAAAAGTTGGCGTAACGTTCTCCGAATGCCAATGCAAGGATACAAAAGGTTGTTCCATCGCCATATTTAGAAATCACGTCCTGTGTGACGCCCACCTCGTTTAGTCGTGCAACAGTTTCAGGAGTTTGGTTTACCAAGATGTAAGCATCATCCCGCCGTTGCGTTCTTCCACTTCCAAACTATTAAGCACATCCAGGATCGCTTGATTGTTCATATTCATTCGCTCCCTATATTTAGATTAGAGGGGGATACCCTCCGCTTTAAATCCGTAACCGTTTATTCCTGTACTCAGCTCCCCATCCATCATCCTGCTTCGGGATATCGTTTGTAATATCAAGCATTTCCCGCTTGTACAATGAGGTGAAGCAGGCGGGGTCAACATCTATGACCGATTTCCCCCGACTGTTCAGACGGCGTGTGACTGGTTTATTTTCATAGCACCAAAGCCAATCTTCATCAACCTTATCGACAACCACCATTAGCCCTTTATTCAGCCCTTGGTTGACTCGACACACCATCCCTGGCTCAAATTCCTCAAAAAAGAAGAAGAAGGTCATAATTCATCACAGTGTAGCTTTCATCCGGTCAATTAATGCCATGGTTGCATCCTTATACTTGGTATGAAGTTCTTCATCCGTTTTGCCTACGACATCCAGAGCGCCAAGCATATTATTGAATGCATCAGTCAAATTTTTGAAGTGAGCTTTGAATACTGCGGCTTCCTCGCCCAGCCCCTGAGCAACTTTCTTACGCAGTTCTTCCAACTCCGCAGTGATTGCCTTAGGAACTACCTCCACCTCTACAGTGGCAGGAACAACGTCAATAGGCTTAGCCTTAAGCTCCTGTTCTAGCTGCTTAATTTGTGCCAGGGAATCAGCGTGCTGCTGTTGTGCCTTCTCCAACTCTTCTTGCAGTTCGGCAGCTCGTCCATCATCCTCACCGGATTCAGCTTTGGCCGCAGCAGCTTCCGCTTCTTCTGCCTGTTTTTTAAGATTCTCCACAATCAGTGCGTGGTCAGCCTGCTGAAGCTCCAATTTCTCCCGTAACTTCCGTTCCTTCTCCATTGCATCCTGAGCCTTCTTCAACTCTTTCTCCGCAGCCTTCTGAGCCTTTTCGGCATCCTTACGGGCTTTGACCGCCTCAGCCAGTTCACGAGTAGACATGCTATCTACATCGTTCTCTTGGACAAACGCCTCACGTTCCTCAGCAGGGATACCAAGCAAAGCAACTGCCTGTGTATAGCTCAAACTTCCAAGCGCTTGGGAGTCTGCGTTGTCACCAAAAAGTGTGAGCTGATCGGTACCGTACTCCTTGAACAGTTTCATGAGGTTGTTCGCTGTAGATTGGGAATAATCAACCGAATCAGCAAGCCAATTCATCCAGGTCCCGTGTTCCATCATGTCCTTGGCTTCAGTTAAACGTCTGCCAATCTCAATTGAACCGTGAAGCATGATTTTCTTCGTTTGATCCTTAATGCTGTTAATCTCGATTGCTATTGTCTCAATGGTGCGGATGGCTAATTGGCTCATACGGCTACCCCCTCGTTATTTTTAGATCCTCTAACATGACGTTGCTTTTTAACTACAAGCTTAGTCGCAACAAAATTATCAACAAATGCCTTGACTTCATCAGTCATACTGCAATTTTTGAACCCTCGACATTGCATGACCTTCCCCCTATGAGTTCCAATGTGTAAAATGGAACGTCTGGGCTATCGGATTTCCTAATGCACATGAGAATTTTCCGACCATCACCGTAACCCTCTGCATAACGCCCTACACAATGCTCCAATTTAATGCCCTCATCGTGCAACTCTTCCAGAGATACGATAGGACGGATTGAAACCCATCTTTTTGGAACATATACTTCTTTAGTCCCTTAGCGCGTCTCTGGATCTTTAAATCTATAGCCTTATCATTTTTCAGCCTGATTCGTTTGGTTAGCTCGTTATGAGATTTATGAAGATCATTAGGGAACAAATAACGATCTTCTTCCAGACTCATGCCCAGTTCAACACATTGTTTTCTATAGTCGCGCCAGTCTGATAGCATGTTGTAAACACGCTCATCAACATAGTGTTCTTTTCTCATTTGTTTCAGGATGTACTTAACGACAATATCTTCAGATTCATGAGCGCATGCAGCCTTGTAATATTCCTTTTCATGCCCTCCGTATACTGCGCCAATCAACTTGGCATCCCTGAGAGTAACCGGGAGTGATTTCTTTCGAGCATATTGATAAAATCTTAGTTCGATCGGGCTTAACTCAATCTTAAAATCTCGGATCTCTCTCAATTCAACTTTGCTTAATCGTAATACTTTCATTAGCGTGTTACCTTGCCAGTAGATTGCTCCATATGTCTGATCCCTGTAGAGTTTTGCCCAGACGAAATCCTTAAATCCTATTTTCGTCAGATACTCCACACACGGATATCTGGCAGCTATGTCAAAAAACTCAACCATGTCACTTACATAATGGGGATTCTTGTATTTCGTATACTGATCCCAAGTTGAATACTGGAATGGCGTCCCTTTTACTGCTCTCCTGATATTCGGAATTGACATAAATCTTGGACAGTTTGCTCCATAACGAGTGGCTATCTCGTCAAATGCCGACCCTACTTTGGAACGTATCCTTTCATAACCGAAGTACATACTTTTGCCTGGCTGGAAGACGTAATGCGAATTGGTACTGAACTCAGTTTCTACTTTGGTATAATCGCCGCTGTAGTCTCTTCTAACTTCAATCACTCTAGCAACGATAGTTTCATTGTCTATCAATGACTTTTCATACCAGACAACTACCGCACGATCCATCATGTATTTACGTCCAAGGCCAGCAGCCCTAACTTTGCATTTAGATTTACAGTGAGGACATTGGACTTCAAGAAGCTGTTTGTGTTTGAGCTTTGTTTCTGGAAAATGTTGCTTTTTGCAGTACGTACAGTATGCAGATTGAATTCCTTTAGCGGTCTTAATAAACAAATACCGACTGCTCTTTAAAGCTGTTTCTGTCACAAAGCGTGCAAGTGAACGACTTACCTTCACAGGAAAATGATTTATTACATCCCTAAATTCCACACGTTGTCCCGCCGTCATAATAGTTCGTCCAATCTGACCTCAAACCGCGAAACCTTTTGCTCCACCGGTGGGGGCTGACTGCTTCAAGGCCGAAATACTTAAGTACCACCGCATAACCTTCATCATCAGTAAGCATCGCCATACCGTTAGCCCCAGCCTTTTTCCTAGCTTCTGTCTGCATAGCAAGCAAACTTTTGGCAATAGTCTTGTCAGCGGCCGCAACCTGATCCGCAGAACCAGGGTTAGCCTGAAGGTGTTTAATCAAGAAATCCCCAATCAACTTGATATACGCATTCGTACCTGTACCATCCATTTCAGCTTGTAACTTAGCAATTGCTGCCTCCATCTTCATCCTCCATTCAATTCATTTCTCCGCTTAACCCAAGCTAATGCTCTATCATTACCAGTGTTTTGGAGTACATAAGAAACTCCTTCAGGCACCATAATATCCTGCGCTACTGTCAACATTCCGAAATCAGTCCGTATTTCGCTATCCGCCGCAATCGGATCAAAGGGGGAAATGACAAGCTTGAGCCGATCCAGCGTATATCCCTGATTAATTAGCGATTCCACAGCCCTATCTATCCTGGATCTCATCCCATATCCCGCATATGATTGGCGTAACTCAATAGCAGTACGCTCTAATTCGGTGAGTTTGTCCTCCTCTAGCTGTTCAAACGCCCGAGAAAACAGGGGCATATATCGGAACTGATCCTTTGTCTTAGCTGCATAAATATATCCTGCTGGAGGTTCGTCATCCGCCACGGCCGCGCCCAGCTCCCCGCAACGTTTAATCCCTAGCAAGATATCGCCGATTGGACGCTCCATGTTCCAACGTCCTCCCCAGACCCACTCGCCGCTGACTTCATCCTTCACCTGACGCGGTACAAAAACAGGTATTCCCCTGCTTGCCACTTCTAGCTTGTTCAACCAACGGTGTAGTGGGTTCATGGTCGTTCACCTGTCTTTGCGGCCTGAGAAGCCTGAGCCTGACGCATCAATTCAGCAAATTCCTCTTCCGAGGGGCCGTCTTCCGGGTTTGAACTCTGCTGTACGATAGGAATCGGTGTTTTCCCGCTCTTGCCGCCCCCGCCGCCGGAACCCTTCCGACGTTTTGCCTTATCCTCATGCATCACCAAAACCAATTTCAAAAACTGTTCACGGAATGTACTGCCTGAAAGCACATTAATTCTCCAAAACGAATGAGAAGGTAGCCATTCCATCACATCAAAAACCAAACGTTCGTCTTCTTGCTCATCCACTTCGAACAGCAGCCGGAAACTATCTGCCCAAACTTGCATATTTGATCTTTTCACCAAATGGGCTACATTCGCTTCTTCAGCAAAACCATCAATTTTCTCTTTCAGGTAATTTGCCATTTTTAGGTAAGGGCTGTCCGGTTCGTATACCCGCTTTTTCCGAGTTCCACTTTTTCCGGTTTTACCTTTCCTACTTTTTCCAGATTTTCCACCTTGCTCTTCCGGCTCCGTTTCATTTTCGGACGTCGCTTCGGATTTCGGTTCTTGTTCTGGATTTTGATTTTGGTCTTCATGTATTTCTTGTTGTGAGGTCTTTTCTTCTTTAAATAATTCTTTATCTAAATCTATATCTAATTCTTTATATACCGGGACAGGGGTAGACGTCCCTCATTTGTCCCCGGGATGTCCGTAGGGATGTCCCCGGGGACATAAGTCTTTCCCGCTGCTTCTGCTGCCTTCTTGGCCGCAGCATTTTCACGCTGTTTCGCCTTTTTAGCAGCAGCCTTTTTCCGGCTTTCAAGAACCTGTCCACCAATGTTGTGCCAGTTCAAAACCTCATATCCCTCAAGGGTTTTCCCTACATATTTCGCTTCGACTAATGCATCAAAGAACTCTTTTGGATCACCGTCATAATGAGCCGCTTCAGCCAAGTCTATTGGCTCGAATTCGCTTATGTTTCCGTCAGGTGCCCAATCCATTGCCCACCACCAAATCATGTGTAGCGTCCCCACTGCACGGGGTACATCTAGCCCTGTCAAACGACAGAATTTCTTTGTTTGGGGGTCTCTATCAGTCGCCTGATAACTCTTAATCCATAACATCTAGTTGTTCACCGCCTCCTGCAAATGGACTCATTCAGGACAGACACAAGACATCCCCAACATGTCCACCTTCTGTCCCCTATTTGTCCCCGGGGACATCCTAGGGACATCCAAGGGACAAAGAGCGTCCTATTTCCAATAGTCTTTTCCCTCTCCAACCGTGTAATAAATGAATAACTCCGCTTGCTTATTCGTTTTCCAAGCCCGTCCTTCACTTGTCTCATCAGCCCAGTTGTGACAGGTTCCTGTTGCTGTTTTGGGGCCACACAAGATAACAATATTCCACGGGGCTTTTCCGGTGCCGTATTGACTTGCATTAATCATGTGACACCGCTCGAATCGATATTTAGGTCTGCTGCATCCGCAACGTTCGCAACGCGTATACCCCGCCTCACCAGCACGTCTATAAGCCTCGTAATCAACCTTTTTGCTTATTGATGTGTGTTGTTTCTGGGTTTTCTTAAACCGTTTGTGGTTAGGCTTAGGGGCAGGATGGTACCCGAATTCAACCATGGACTCCACCTCCTGTTATATGCATTTCAATCCGCACCCGAAGGCGCAGCTCATAAATCTTTTCCTTCACAGAATTAAGCTCGTTCTTCCAATAAGCTTTTTGCTCTAAAGCATCAGCTTCTATCATGCGAAGTTCAGCAGTTGCACGAGCAGCCGCTACTTCCTTCTCGCCACGCTTTGCTGTAGCCCGAGCTTCAGCGTCAACGTTGTCACGCAATACATGAATCTTTGCGTAATCTCCTTCCTTCTGTGCGGAGACACGTCCCATAAGCGTATGTGCTTCTGTAAGCAAACGAATCATTTCAATCATCCCACCAGGAGAATCTTCGTCGTATTCTGTGGCCTCTTTTCGCAGGCGCTTTATATGCCTGATATACTCGTCCATTTGTTCCGCACTTGTACGTGAACTGAACACTTCACGGAGATAATCGTTAATGTCCAAGACTTACCTCCTTGTGCTACAAAATAAAATTTGATATGATTGCCGTAATTATTTTTGCAAATCGTTTCACCGAATGACTACGCGGACCAGGCGTGGTCATTTCTCATTTATAAGTGCTTTGTGCTCTTTGAGGTGTCTATCATTGCAATATGTCAGTTTGCCAGCTTGTACATAACTTTCGCCATATTCGATCCGCCGGAAGCATAAAGGACAATTGCCGATATGACGTTTTGGCTTTTTCTTTCCCTCTTTTACAGTTGGTTCGCCTTCAGCACGCTGAAGCTCTACTTCTACTTCCTTGCGTACTACTTGGAGTTCACTAATCCGTTGAACATTTGTTTCATCAAGAATTTTCCTGCAGATTTCGTTATGCCGCTTACGCAGCTCCCTCCGTTGATTACTCAATTCCTCACCTCCTTATAAAAGTCCATTCCCTTAAGTTCCAACACACCGTTGCATTAATGTTCCAGTACAATGTTGCCTGTCTAACAATTTCCTAAAATATGCTAAACTGTTAGTGTCCTATCGTCGTCGTATCAAGGCAGAACCCTCCGGGCGAATGGAGTGTGATGCATGTTTTTCTTTTTCTTTTTTTATGATTCTGAGTTCTCCAAGCGGCTGCAATCCATCATGGAAGAACGTGGCCTAGACCATGCTGCTTTGGCTATACTCGCCAACGTTTCACCTCTCACCGTAAAACGTTGGCTTAATGGCAAGTTCGAACCTAGACAAAGGAACTTGTTGAAAATCTCAAATGCACTTGACGTCTCTAGCAATTACCTCATAGGCAGAACCTGATTTAATACTTAGCCCGGGGGGTTCTGTCTTGATACGACTTCAGGGCGACTACTTTTTCCCCTTAATCGGTTTCTGTATTGCTTTCTTCGTTCATGAGCTGGATGAGAGATTCGTCAAACCAACTCGACGTTTCCGGATCGGCTGCCTGCATCTGTTGCAAGAAACTGATGCGCTGCATTAATCGTTGATGATCCGTCATGCTGCTCCACCTCTTCTATTCCAAGTTCAAGTTTCATTTCAGTAATTTCTTTGTCCAACCACCAGTTGCCAGCATCAATTGTGTGAACACTCTTGCGGAATTTAAGTAAACTTTGTAAATGCACCCAAGCGAACCAATTTATCGTTTCCATGTAATGGACTCCTTTCATTGATTCATTTTAATTTCCACACATTGTTGAAGAGTTGGTTCATTGCTATTGCGCTAATTGCCCTCGTTTGTAATTGGCAAGCCTTTGCTCCGCCCTCCAAGCTTCAAGATCAGCAAGGCGCAATTTTATAGCAGGTCTTCTTGAACCAACCACACCGTAACGTTCATGTGGAATTCTGCCTTCTTGGCACATGCGATAAATCAACTTTTCAGAAACACCTATATGTTTAGCCGCTTCAACAACATCAAGAGTTTTGTCAATTAACCCTGAGAATTCTTCTCTGAGTCTTTTCTCAGCAATAGCTACTTGATCATCAACGATAGACCTAATAGCAGCTTCAAACGCAAGCAGCGTTTTATCCATTTCAAACTCTCCTTTCCAAATGTGGTATAATGCAAATCAGACCTGTTCTTTTACCAAATCATCAACTGATACATTTAAAGCAGTTGCAAGCTTTACAAGTGTTTCAGCATTGGGTCCTTGTTTCTTTTCTTTCAGACCATAGATTACTGTCATAGAAACACCACTTTCTTTACCAAGCCTATACGGCGTCCACCCCTTTGCATCAAGGAACTTCTGAACGTTATTCCCGATTGTCATCCCCATATTGTTCTCACCTCCTGAACACATATTATCTCCGTTTTAGGTTATAGTAAATCCCGGTTATCTCCGTTTTAGGTTACAAAATCCGACATTTACTCCCACTTCCTCTTGAAAGCTTGACATATCTCCCATTTATGAATTAGTATAACCTTATTAGGTTATATCTCTTTTAGGTTATATTATGGAGGTCATTGTCTTGCTGGTATCGGATAAAATTAATGAATTGATGGATTCAAGTGGTTTAAGCGCCTATAGACTTTCTAAGGACACAGGAATCCCCTACACAACACTTACCAAAATACTTAATGGAACAACTAAGAGTCCTAAAGTTGATTTAATTAAAAAAATTGCAGACTATTTCCACAAACCCATTGAATACTTCACAGAAAACGATGATGCCGCATCTCAAAATGCACCCGATTGGGCAACAGCTAGGGACATGGCTGATATCAAAAAAATTCTTGAAGAAGATCAACCTGTATTATTTGATGGAGTTCCAATTACAGACGAAACACGCCAAAGAGCCATGGATATCCTTACTGGACTGCTTTGGGAAGCCAAAGAACTCAACAAAAAAACATATGGCCGCAAAAAAAAGGCAACCCCTAAAGACAAAGAGTAGGTGACCCCTTTGGATGACATCGTTCACAAGCTTGTTCGAAGATTTAAAACAAACGATCCTTTCGTAATCGCCAAAGGACTTAACATACTGGTTCGTCATGCGAATTTTGATCCTGGCACAAGAGGTTTCTACTATAGACGATTACGAAGGCGATTTATCGTTATTGATAGCGGTCTGTCGGAAGAATGGCAACGTGTAGTCTGTGCACACGAACTTGGACACGATCGGCTTCACTCTGGTTTAAGCCAGGCATGGATTGACGAACATACATTTTTCAATATGGGCAAATACGAAAGACAGGCAAATCTTTTCGCTATAAAACTTCTGACCCATTCCATAGAACGAAATCTAGGAGAAACACAAGAATCCTACCTTTTACGTTGCGGAGTGCCTAAACAACTTCACAATTTTGAAATGTAACTTTGCGCTTTCCAGCCGCAAGGCTGTTTATCATACAAAAAAACAGAACATAAGTTCGAAAGAGAGGTAAAAAAGTGGCAAAAGGAAGTATAGAAAAACGAGGCGAAAACAAGTGGAGATTCACACTCGATGTAGGACTGAATAGTGATGGAACTCGGAACCGCCCTCGGAAAACAATAACTATTGAGGATAAGGCGCTTCTAAAAACGACAAAAAAACTCCGAGACTATTTAGATGACGAACTTGCTAAGTTTAAGCAGGAGGTTCTTAGTGGCAGCTACATCGCTCCCTCCAAACTCACATTCAAAGAATTTTACGAAAATGAATGGAAGCCTAAAGATGCAGAAACGCGATTGAAGCGAACGACGTTCATGTCTCACTGCTCCAAAATCGAAAATCATGTATTACCATTCATCGGACATATGAAGCTTGATGAAATCACTACGATGCAGCTTGTCACGCTTTTTAATGAGTTGCGGCAACCAGGTGCTCGAATTGACAAACGAGGCGGTAAAGAGACAATTAGCTCCCGTACAATTCAATACATTTATGACGTCACCATGAGTATATTCAAGCGAGCCGTAGAATGGAAAGTCATGAGCGTTAATCCCTTGAACGGTATTCAACGACCACAGATAAGCAAAGAGGATAAAAAAGCTCGAAAGGATAGAAAGAATTTTTTCGAGGAAGAAGAAGCAACTGAGGTTATTGCTACTTTAATCAAAAGTGATACTCACTGGAAGCTTTACTTCTTGGGTGCCATAATTGGAGGTTTCAGACGAGGTGAACTAATTGCTTTGGACGAGGACGATTGTGATTTTGTTAATAACAGGCTGCGCATCGATGAAAGTATCTCACATACTCAGGACGGGCAGGCGGATATTACAGATACAAAAAATGAGGCGTCTGACGATTATGTAGATATGCCACAGTGGTACATGGAGCGCTTAGCGAGACATGTCAAAGCCATGCGCAAGTTACGCCTTGAATCAAAAGCACAAGGGAAATGGAAAGGCGGAGATAGGAATTTTGTTTTTCACGCAGGAACAGGAAAGCCGTACTACCACACGACACCTTCCCAGCAATGGAAGATATGGTGTGAAAAAAACGGATTCCGAAATGTATCCTTGCATGGGCTAAGACATACAAATGCAACCTATTTGCTAGGACAAGGAGCGTCCATTAAAGAGATCCAGCATCGATTGCGACACTCGACTTCTCAGGTGACCACTGACACGTATGTTCACGTTACCAAGAAGTTGAGCCGACAAACAACAGCACACCTCGATGTGTTCGATCCAAAAGTTCGTCCCCAATCCGTCCCCAAAGAGGAAAAATCCGCTCGTTCACTTTGA